CAGATACTAATTGAGCTAAGTCCCCATCAGAAGAGTAAACAATTATATTTTCGGAACTATTTTGTGTGTATTCAGCAATACCGTCGTCCGCCTCACAGAATTCAAACTCACCTTGTCTAACATATAGTTCCTCGAGGTACTGTTGAATTCTTCTTCTTTGTCTTGTGTAAGACTCTTTTTCTTTATCGGTTCTAATTCGTTGTCTTCTGTTTTCTTTGTAACGAGAATACATCCTTTTACGAGTGGCGGCACCATCTTCTCCGTCCCAAAAAACAACAATTTTGTCTAACTTATAAAGTTCAAATGATTTTCTTAAAGTATTAATGAAATGATATATACCACCAATGTGATCACCTTTATAGAAGTAATTTTTTACTCCATAAAATCCGATTGTAAGTAAGTTATCTCCGTCTACTAATAATACTGACATTTTTACCTTTTATAGGTTCAACAATTCTATACCTCCTCTTTGATATCGAAGTCACCTTCAATACCTAATTGGTCTTTCCAAAATTCTGCGTGTTCCTTTTTGTAACCCTCTAACGATTTCTTTTCTTCTGTAGAATCTTTCCCACTTAAGAAACCATGTGCAGTTACTATAATCCTACCATCTTCATAACCAAGACCATTTACGTGGTTCTTCATGATAGAAATCTTTGTTCTTGTTGCGAATTTTACCTTTCTCTTGTCCTTAACGGCAGAGATAGGGTTAGTACCCGCATTTTTCTGATTACCAAATCTAAATACAAGTGTAGAGTTTAACCATATTGATTCTCCACCCTTCGCTTTAATCTTTGGTTGACTAAATGGATTGTCAGGTAGTTCTACCCATGGTTGATTTACAATAACAAGTGTATTTGTAAATTCTGAATCCACTCTTCTTGAACCTGAAATTCTCTGATTTAAACCCATTCCGATTTTATCGGCTAACGTTGATGCGTTGTGTTGTTTACCACCTTTACCATCAAAAGTCATTTTACACGGTACCGAACCAACCGAATCCCACAAGAATAGTAAATCATATTCCAATTCACCTTTCTTCTGAGCGTCTATTAGTTCATTTATGTAATCAGTAATTTGTTCTATATATTGGAATTCGTTGTTGAATAGAAAGAATCCATCATATTCGATTTCTCCCGTTTCCTCATCAACCGTTTCTTCAATATCAAGACCCATTAGTTTTGCGTGTGGGAAATCCCATTTCTGTTCTGTAATAACAAAAACAGGGAGTACCCCTTTTTTCTGTGCATCAACTGCAGTCTTAACAAGTGCCGTTGTTTTACCCGTATCCGAATGTCCTAAAAACATATTAATATGTCCCATAGATGGTCCTGGTAATCCCGTCGCATCCAAAAATGCATCCCCCAAATCAAAAAACCTATCAGACTTAAACTTAGCCTGTTTAGAGAACTTTGATTTAATACTTTTAAAATCTTTTTTCTTAATTGCCATATTGTTTTTTAAAATGGACCCACCCGTAGGGACCGACTAATCGGTTCTGTAGCTCCACCAGATGTTTCCATCAATAATTGTTTTGGGTGGGTCCGTGTTAATTAAAATGGTAGGTTGTCGTCTACTTTTGTTGTTGCTTGTGCATCTTCTACTTCAACCTTAGGTGTCATTGATGATCCACCAAATGTTTCCTCACCACCCATAGAAGAAATAAACTTCTTAGCGTCTTTGTCCCAAACAGGGTTTTCACCTGATGCAACTAATTGTAAGTATTCAAGAGGTTTTACCGAATAGACATCTCTCCAAGTTTGTGGATCGTTTGTCCATGCGTTTGACACTTCAGGATCACTATGTAAACCTGACTTATCTTCTTGAATAATTGAGTTGATAGTAGTGTATTCTCTACCATTGTTTGCCTTAGTTACGGCTAACGATAGTATTAAATCTCTACCTTCAACAACATCTGTAATATCACCTTTACTTCTAATGATAGGTATAATTTTATCTAAATTACCATCACCTTTGTAGTTGTGTTTGAATCTCCAAAATTTTGGACCATCTTGTTCGTTATCTCTATCGATAACTTTGACTATATAGAATTTTTTTGCTCTATAATTTCTTGCCAAGATTTTGTCATCCTCACTTCCTGTTGATAATAAACTTTGTCTTACCTCGTTTAACGGAGATACGTCACCATCTTGTGATGGATCATAAAGTTTTAACCATTTCCCATCTACTTGTACTTCATGGAATGCGATTTCTTGGAACGGACTTGTACCGTCAGTTGTTGGGAGAATTCTAATTCTCTTTTGTCCTGATTGTGTTCCTTTAGGAAGAATTGTAGTGAAGTACCTTTTAAGTCTTTCCTCACTGGAAATTCTGTTGCCGCCTGCGGCAGGTTGCGTGTTTTTCTCATATTGAGAAAGAATTGCGTCGATTGAACTCATAATTTTAAATTTTAATTTATTAATGTTATATAAAAAAGATACATAAAAAAAGTCCAAGAGTCAACCCCTTGAACTTTATTAATTTTAAATATGTAGTATTTTTTACTTAAGTGTCAGTAAATAAGATAGTTTGTTAATCTGAGCTAACATTTCGTCTTTGATATTTAGTAAGTCTGTGTCTTTTGGGTTTATCTCCATTTGTTGTAGACTACCCCTTACGGTTTTAATCATTCCAAGTACATCGACATCAGAAAGGTTTTGAATAGATATGTGTGTTTCTTCCTCTTCTAACTTAAATCTACCATAGACACCCATTGCAATTTCAACAAAATTATCAATTAAACCATCTAATACATTATAGGTCTCCCCAAACGATACATGTTTTGCGTGACTTTTAGTTTGCCAATGTAGTACCTTAAGTTGTGATTGAACTTCAAGAAAGAATTTTACATTACCACTCAACCTCATTTTCGTCCGGTTTTTCTTGATTAAATGAATCTCTCATTTCACCTGGATTGTAATCCGCCACATCTTGTTTAGTTATAACGTATTCATTTTTACCACTCGCTTTCATATCAAGTTGTTTCTGTGAAAAAAACTCTGAAGGGTTTTGATTAAATGGATATGAATCTAACGATCTCATTTCAAGTCTTTCCACTGGTGTAGGTTCTTTCATGTCCTCAACCTTAGATTCTAAACCATCTATTTTAGTTATTACATTATCCATTTGAGATAATTTACTTTCTAAATCATCTAATTTAGAGAATAGATCTCCCATTTTACCCATTACCTGATCGTTATCAGACTTAGATGAATCTAAGTCGTTTTTGATGTTTTGTGTCATATTAACAAGATCTGTAATATCAACCTCTTCAACATCTGGTTCCATACCACCATCGGCAGGTTCTTCAGCAGGAACATCATCTAAAGGTGCATCACCATCAGGAAGATCGTCTACAGGAAGATCATCTACAGGAAGATCGTCTACAGGTGCATCACCAGCAGGTTCTTCCGCAGGAATATCTTCTAAAGGTGCATCACCAACAGGTTCTTCTTGTTCTTGTATTAATTTCTTACCGTATTGATTGATACTACGGTATCTCATTAACTCTTCTTGTAGTTGTTTTTCTAAATTCATCTTTTAATCTCTTAATAATTGTCTACCGTCTTCGGTAATATATTTTTTATTAATTCTCTCTACGAGACCATCCTTACTTTTGATTGTGTAGCACTCACCTGTGTTCATGTCACACACTTCTTGTTCTGTTCCCTCTTCATTAATGTTTCTAACACTCTTATTTTTTAGAAAACCATCAATTGCAGAACCTATTTTGATATTGCTCATAATATTCTTTTTATTATAAATATCAAGTTTTTACTAATTATCCTGTTTATCGAATATTAAAATAGATAACGTCCCCCTCTTGAAGTTTTAAATCCTTCATTAACTGTTTAGATAACGCAATTCCACTATAGACTTTTTTGTCTCCAATCGTTAACACGGACCCACCTTCATCCGCCGGTCCTGTTATTTGTCTTGTCGCTCCCCCCGAACCATCCAATACGGAAGAACTCACAATAGTTTTAGTTATACCGTTTTTTGGGTTTTTGAAATCCGTTGAAGATGCGGTAAGTAAATAATCAGACACTTGTGATGGTGTGGTGTTGTTTTTCTTAGTTAGGTATGGGGAATAAAAGTTTAATCTATAAAAATTATTACTAGATTGATCTATTTCTGTAAAAGGTACTTTAGTTGGTTTTACAGTAATGTTTGAAGATACCTTTGTAGGTAAGGACATATTTAAATCGGTTGGTCCATCGAATTTAGTTACGATGGTTCTAAACCAAGTTTTGTTTTGATATCTTACCTTCTGTATTGATAGGTTATTTTTATACCCGTTGTATGGTATTCCTAAACTAGTTACACCACTTTCTTTAAGTAGTTCTTCTCCCTCTATAATGGTACCACCCCTATCGGTCTTAAAATTACCTTCGGATGTTGATATTATTTCAGAAGTATCAATTTTAGTCTCTGATTTGATTTTAGCCAACGCACTTTTCATTATCTTATCATACATGACCCTATATGATGCAGTAAATGATTCTTTTGGGTCGGGTAAACTAGCACTCGGCATTCTAACCCCTTTAAAGTTTGTACGTATAGTGTTGTTTTCTATTCTATGAGATACCTCAACGATCCAATACGCACCCTCAAATAAAGGAACGTTCTTAAGTTGGAAGTACATTGTTGGTTGAATCATTACATTACCCATACATTCTACCGTACATTCATAAGATCTTACCTTATATATGTCATATAAATTAGTACTAACTTGTGCTACCCCTGATCCCGATTCCGATCTCGCTGTGTTCTCTAATGCAACATTACTTTCAAATGTTTCTTTGAATTGTGATTGATCTAAACTAATTGACTTAAATATACCTTGATTTTGGTCACCAAAACTAACCTCGAATGCAACCACTTTATTAGAGTCTTTAAAATTTTTCTGTTCAAAGTAGTTCGGGTCGGTTATCAATACAGGGTTATTGTTTACATCACCCACATTAAATGTGTCATTTTTGTATTTGTATTCCTCACTAATAGTGGATGTATCAATATGAGATGATGGTTTACCAACGTATTGTACAATCATTTTAGGTGTCGAATGTTCAATATCAACATCTAAAAATTTACCAAAAAGTAGTGACGCAACTTCTTCTGATTTTTTGATTTTAGTTTTACCCGATTGGTTACCATAAAAATTAACGTATGCTGGAAGTGGTCTAAAATCTAAATTATTTCTTGATAACATTTGGGAAATAACATTATATAGTTTTAAATTTTGACTTTCTGGTTTTTCAAATACTTGTAGTCTTTTTACGTCATAAAATAGGTCATTACCAATGTCTTTGTTTGCCTTATCCAAAAATAAGAATTCTTCCATTAGTAATCTTTGTCCTATTGAGTTTCCTGAGGACCACCTATCATTAAAGAGTTTAAACATACTGTACGTTTCCAACTTTAGTGGGTCCATACCAAATGTTCTCAATACACCTAAATTATTGTTTTTATCTTTACTTCTCTTTAACTGAGAGAATCGACTTAATAAACCTGTCATAAAAGAGGTAAACCTTTCTTCAAACGGTAGTACAATTACATTACTTAGATATTCTGTGAACTCTGTTTTATCCGCATTACCCCCATTCACCCTATAACCCGCATATATTTGAATTATTGACCTGTAGTGTAGTATGTTATCTTCATTTAGTATCATATCACTTATTGGGAAAAATTCCGAGTAATAACCGTCCATATCTTCCCCAAGATATAATTCAATGTATTTTGAGTTGTTCGTTAGTTGTGATGAGTCATATCCTCTATCGTATGTTCTGTCACCTGTACCTGAATATAACTTAATTGCATTTAAGTTTAATTCCTTAGGGTTCGCTAACGTTAGTTGTACTAAATTCCTATCATTAATCAATTCTGATGTCACATAATTTTGTTGTTCTATCTGTCTACTAGTGATTAATCTTAAGTGGTGATTAATATTTGTTAAGTCATCATCATCTTTCTTTTCTACTGTAACTAAATCGTGTAATAAATTTTGGAATTTATCATATTGTACAGTCTCAAACTGTTTTGGTGACTCATACGTATCAACCTTTTCACTCGAGAACTTAATAAATGAATCTTCAAACTCATTTAATATTTCGGGTGAGAATGTTGCAATAAGATCTATAACTTTTTTATTATTATCACTTATTGTTATATTCTGTCTAACACCCCCATTATTGTTTTTACTCACGTATTGGTTATATGGTG